ATAGAGATTCTTTTTCTAGATATATTTATAATTTACATGAAGATATTAACAAAATGTTAAATAAGAAATCCAATATAAAGTATCAAGATGTTAGAACTTTATATGAAAATTTTAGATCTAGATGTAAAACTGAAAAAAAAAGAAAGATAAAGAAAAAAAAAGAAAGTGGTTGTAGAGATCCCTTATATGGTAAAAAGGCAAAGTGCGTTATAAATATTGTGCCTGATGAAGAAAAATGTAAAACGTTTAATATCAATAAAAAATGTTTAGTTCATAAATAATTAATAATTTGAGGGACCCGATGTATTAAATGGACCGAGAGAAGGTAAATATTTATTTTCTGACGAATAACTTGGTACTTTTTTACATTCAAAAGAAGGTTCTGGGCATCTTGCGCATGGAGGGCATGGAGGGGGAGGAGGAGCTACTGGTAATTGTTGGCATGTTGGTGGTGAAAAACTAATATGTCTTGCTGAATTGCTGGGGGGTGCTGGTTCCACTTTTTCTGGTATTTGAGGAAAACTCAACATGGCCGGCGGTGGTTGCTTAATTTGATGTTGGTCTGTTGGGGGTGGTGCTTCGTATGTGGTAGGTGGTGCTTCATATGTTGATGTTTCATATGTTGATGTTTCGTCTGTTGATGCTTCGTCTGTTGTTGATTCATCTGTTGATGCTTCGTCTTTCATACCTTCACACGTTCTTCTAAAAAATAAAGGTAAAAGAATTAATATTAAAATAAACGACATCCCGATATATATTTTACTTGACATCATTATATTTATTACTTATAAAATAAATTATTATATTTATTAAAAATTTGGATTGTCTGTATAAACTTTCGTTTTTAATTTTTCTGGTTGTAAATTCTCTATACAAAAAATACCAATCATACAAGATACAAAAACAATGATTGTATTTTTTAAAATGGGTTTATATGTTGTTTCTTCTTTAATTGTTTCTCTAAATCTTATTCCTTCTAACAATAAAAAAATAATGGTAATTGTAAATGATATAATATAATTTTCCATATAATATTTATCATATCATTTATAAGTATTTAAAACGCAATTACGCTATGACATCAATATTTAATTCTTCAATATCTAATGTTACTGCATCGTTGTCTATTTTTATAGAATCATCATCCGAATCTTCTTGGTTATTTATTCTTGATATTTCTTCTAATCTTTCTATTGTTTTTGGCGCGACTATATCTTCTCTAATCCCGTCGTCACTAATTGCATAATCTATATTATTAAAATGAATTGTTTCGTTTTTATTTTCACTTGTCGGTAATTCTATTTTTGCTAGTTCACTTGTCGGTAATTCTATTTTTGCTAGTTCACTTGTCGGTAATTCTTCTTTGACAGGTAATTCTATTTTTGCTAGTTCACTTGTCGGCAATTCAACTTTGGATTGCAATTCTTCTTTGACAGGTAATTCTTCTTTGACAGGTAATTCTTCTTTGACAGGCAATTCTTCTTCAACAACACTTTCTTCTACAATTTCTCCTATATATCTTTTTAAGATATCTTCAACTGGCATTGTATCTCTTACAGTATTCAATATACATTCTCGTATAATTAATTCTAGTTCTCTGTTGTTTTTTTGTATAGAAAGAGGTTCAATGTCCTTTTCAAATAAATAAATATTTGTATAAACTTTTCGCGCTACATTAATGTATACTTTATGGATAAAACTATTTAAATTTGGTATATCAATATCTATTTTTTTTTGTTCTTTTCCTACTCTTACACATGTCAATGATTTCAAATGAATAATATGAACACACGAAATTAAATCTTCAATATAGTAACATCCTGATGTTTCTATTATATTTTTTTTTTCACTTTCAATCATAGTATCATTCCATTTTGGAACTCTTGTTAAAAATGTTTGGAACGTAATTAAATATTTATCGGCTTCATCATTTTCATCACATAATCTACAAGAATCAATATATAATGTTTTTAAACCTTTGATAATAGATGGCGTTAATACATTCATTAATCTTATCACCCATTCATTTTTAGAATCTCTTAATGTACTTTCAACAAAATCGTCCATTAATAAAAATATATATATTCTAAAAGTTATATGAACGAACGATAATAAATTATACCATATAATAATAATAATTTTTCATTACGAATAATATTTTTCCATTTATTTAATTCTATTAATAATAAATATTTATTTTTTATATCTTTGGATTCAATATAATTCAAAATATCATTGTATGTGATTGAGTTTAGATAACAATAATTCACAAATTTATGAAGTTCTATTGTTTCTATATTTTTATTTAACCACACATTAAAGTTTCTATTTTCTTTTCCGAATAATTTATTATTATATAAATGATAATAATTGTCATCTTCAATATGTATATGGGAAAATCTAGATAAAATAGGTTTCATAATTGATTTTTTATTATTAATCACTACGAAAAAACGCGTATTATGATTATACAATTCTATACATCTTCTTAATGCTGACTGCGCCTCTATTGTTAATTTATCAATATTTGTCAATATTATACTTTTAAATTTATGAATAGAATTTATTTTTGAAAAAAATTTAATTTCATCGCGTATAAATTGTATACCTTTGTTATAAGCACAGTTTACAAATAAAATATATTGTTGTTTATTGGTAACACCATAATATATTTTATCTAACATGTATTTTAATAGTCTTTTTTTTCCAACACCATAATTACCATAAAATAAAATATTGGGAACATTGTCCTCTGCTATTAACATATCTATTTTATCATACATTCAATATTATATTTTAATATTTTTAAATCATATTGAATGTAAATTTTTAGTGTATGGATTTTCTTTAAAAGCATCAAGAATATCAGAATTCATACGATTGTTCTCTAATGATTCTGTTTCGTGTCTTGGATTTACTAATGTATCTTTTCCTATAAGGTTCGGTGTGTATACATTGGCATTTGTACTAGTAATAATTTGTTTTCTATTGCTTTCATTTACATCATCTCTTAAGGTCGCATTCATTGAACCATTATATAAATCCATATTTCCAGTATTGATTCTATTATTTTGTTCTTTTAGGTCATTGTTGTTCTGGTTGTATGCTGAAACATAAGATGGTAAATTCGATATACTTGCTGGACCTGCTCCGCCTTCATATGCACGACTTGTGCTTGAACGATTTACTTCTCTATCGTCAGGTGTATATAAATGATAACCGTCTTTCTTAGTACCTTGATAATTTAAGTGGTCCTCTATTTTTGTTCCTATTTGTTGACGAATCGTCGTTTTTAACTTATCATTGGGATTATATATTCTATCTTGTAATTGATTTCTACCATTTATATTACCTTCTTGACGTATATTGTTTATGACTTCTGATTTTTTAGTAGGTTTTAATACATCAACCAATGGAGAAATGGAGGCTTTTAATATACCATTTAAACCTAAATATTCTTGTTTATTATTTCTATTGTTATTATTATTTCTATACGACCCGTTCCCATAATCAGTTTCACTTAAAGGTGCTGGACCTTTTACAGATGTAATATTTTGGGGATTACTTTCAACTTGATTTCTTCTACTATTCATAAATTCACCCTTTACATAACTCTTTTCATTTTGTGTTCTTTGCCCCCCAAAATAACTTTGAGACGTTTCTGGACGAGTCACATGACCCATCATTTCTTCTCCTCGCTGTGTTTCTCTTTTTTCATTACCAGTTGTTGTGAACCAACGATCGCTTGTATTTTCATAAAAAGTCGGAGGAGCATGATTTTCTATTTTTCCTTGATGTTCAATATTATGATATTCCTTAATATTTGATGATGCTGCTCCTTGAAGACCATCTAAAGTATATGTTAATTTTGGATTTGTTTCTACACGAAGTTCATCTACATTTTTTGGTTTCCATACATCTCTATGCTCCATTCCTGTATTAAATCCCATATTACTCCCTTCAGTGGTATAACCCATATTTAGACCAGGAGCGACCCGTTTTTCTTCCCAGGGCTTTACATTTGCCATTTTATTACTTGGGTTCATTCTTGATCTTATAAATTCTGTCGAATTGGGTGCTCCATGGGCATGAGATAAATTTGTATGAGGTTTAAATAAAGGTGCTTGTTCTGATTTTTTTATATAATGAGTTCCTTGTCCTTGTCTAGAGTCTAATATTCCTTCGTGTGTATTTATATTTCCTTTTGTCTTCGAACCAAAGAAAGGAACCATATTATTGTGTTTAAAATCTTGGGAATTTACACTTGAACCTGTTAAACTAGATATTTCACCTGTTTCTTGTGTTTTCTCAGAAAAATATTTTTCTGCAATTGTTTTACCGCCTTTATATTCATTTATATGTGCCGCTTCTTCTTTTTTTTTAACTGGATATTGACGATATTCTTTTTTATTTTCTCTTCCCTTAAATCCTTCATTATTCTTTTTTATTGTTAAATATAGTGCCCCAAGTGCTACTGCTGGAAGTATAATATCTGCCATTTATATTCTTATATATTATTATTATTTGAATTATAATCATCCATTTGTAATAATCGTGTATTTAAATTATGATTAAATGATAGTTCCGTATTTTCTTGAGGATTTAAAGGTAAAATATTTGTTTTGGTTTGGTCTAATTCTCTATATTCCCATATTGGATGTGTTATTCTTGATTCACCCACCTCTAATTTTCCATTTGAATAATAAATTTTTGTTCCATCTATTTTTTTATCCTTTTTATAACAATCACGGTCTAATCTATGGTCTAAACCAAATAATTTTGATTCTAATGCTACTGGATTTTTCATAGCATTTCCACCCCATTTTTGAAGACGAATGTGTGGGTCATTCATATATAGGGGTTTATCGCCATTACCAGGAACATTTAGCATATATCTACCAATATCGGTTGATTCTTGTAGTCTTTTTTTTACTCTTGATGTATCATTATTAAATCTTGTGAATGACATATAATTAATATATATATTAATAAAAGGATTAATCTAAATATTCAGCGCATCGTTGATCGCCTTTCCTACTTCATCGTTGCCCTCTTTAAAATCTTCTAATACATCATCAAAAAGTGTTCCAGTTGGAATAACATTTTCTAAAGGGGCTTTATTGTCGTCTTTTGAATTATCATCATTATCATCATTATCATCATTATCATCATCATCATCATCATCATCTTCCGTATCGTCATGACATGATTCCTTGCCACAATTGCCTTCATAATACGTTTCTGTTAAAACAACTAATACAATAGCAACAAGAATGCCGGATAAAGAAGAATGTAAAGTTGCCATTATCAATAAAGTAATTAATACAATTCTTCCTAAAATATTTTTAGTTAACTTAACAAAAGCATCAGGTTTTACTAAAATGAGTATAATTGACGCAATCACAATAGCAAGTTGTCCATAATCATAAACACAATATTTTCTAAAGTCCATATATATATTATATAATAAAATTAGTATGTTCAATAATAAATAATAATATATTTTATTTTTATAGATATGTCATTGGCAACTTATGCGTCTCCTATAGATCTTGGAACTCCGCCAGTAAAACTTCCAAAAAATAAAACAATTAAGAACAAAAAGGTAGCAGAACTTATAAATAAAATACATCATACAAATGATGACGAAGAAGATGAAGTGGTTGAATTTATTCCTCCAGAAAATCCTGTCTCGTCTGGAGTTGAAAAAACAGAAGATAAAGAAGAAACACTCTTTCCCCCTCAACCTTTGGCAAACGAAGATTCGAATATGTATCAAAATCAAGAAATTACATGGGATCTTCATCAACAACCTACAAAAGAAAATTCGAATAAGGAATTAAATGAAAAATTAAATTATTTAATCTATCTTCTAGAAGATGATAGAGAATTAAAAACACATAATGTTACTGAAGAAGTGATATTATATGCATTTTTAGGCATATTTATTATTTTCGTGTTAGATACATTTAATAAAGGAGGGAAATATAGCAGATAGTTAAGGAATATATAAAACAAATAAATAATGGTTCTTATAATTACAAGATTCCATTTCTATTTTTTTATGTATTTGAATTCCTTTTGATTTAGCCATTTTTATAATATCTTTGTAATGGGTCATATATAGTTTATGCTCATTTTGTCTTACTTCACCTGTAGTATAATTGAATATTTCAGATAAAGTTCCTTGATTTCCTGATAAATGAAATTCATTACGATAACAAAATGTATCATTTTTTATTTTTTTATTTTTATATTCAAATGTATCGTTGTCAATTAAATGTAACATAATATAACCACCTGGTTGTAGCCATTTTTTACAATTATCAAAAAATAATGATTTATCCTTAATGTAATATATAGTATAATAAAAACAAGTAATGTGGGAAAAGGTGGAAGGTAAAAAGACGAATGAATCATTAATAGAACCTTGTACAAAATCACATTCTGGATAATTTTTTTTTGCCTTTTTTACCATGTATTTTGATATATCTATTCCTATTACTTTAAAATTATTTTTTTTAAGTTCACATACGTGATGACCTGTACCGGAACCTATATCTAAGACACTGCTATTCGCATTTAGTTTACCATATTTAATTAAATGACTAATTTCAAATATAGTTCTCTTGTTGTCTTTCATAATTGTATCATAATTATCACAATAGAATTCATCGTAAATATTATCATTATTTTTAGTTATAAACGATTTAACATTGGATTCGAACCCTTCTTTTTTATTTTTTCTAAATAATACAATTATCATTAAAATACAAAAAAAAATAAAAATATATTTTTTCCAATTCATTTTTAAATCCATTTATATATTTATCACCCTATTTTTTTTATATGAATGTATTATGATACATATAAATGATATAAGAAGTATAAAGGAATTTAAAAATATAACCTTTTCTAAATATAAAAAATCATCTGTAAAAGAAAAATTAATAAAATCAATTAATTCAGGAAAATTAGAAGAATCATGTTATTGGTCGGCAGAATTCATTTGTTCTGGAAATTATGAAGAATTATGGGAAATCATTATCTTATTTATGTCTAAACATATACATATTGGAAATCCTAAATTGCCTGTTTATATTTCTTTAAAAATAACAGAATTTAAAAAAATAATAGAAAATGGATATTTGAATGATGTATTGTTAATGAGAAATAATGATACAATACGATATTTATTTGGTGAAATTATATGTGTATTATGTTTATCACAAAAAAAACATAAATATGAACAAATTAAAATTAATAAAAAAGATGATTATGATTTATTACAATTGACTAGCAAATTACAAGCACCAAATACAAATTATAGTAAGGATTATATTACACCAGATGATCCAAAAGAGTTACATATAGCCTTTAATGAATTTGTATATCAAATTTCTATACAACAAAAAAATAATTATATGGCTTGTTTTTGGATTGAATGGATACTGCATTTTGAAGATATATGTAAAAAAAAAGGAGAAAAATTAATAGGTAAAACAAGAACCATCGCACCTGTTCAAACTAATTATTATAAAGATAT